TGCCTGCGTTGCCGCGGTAATCGTCTTCGCCCCCTCGAGGATTTGCCCTGCATCCATGAAGAACCGGAAATACAGATTGCCTGCCTCGATGGCATATGTCTGTGTCGTTGAAAAGCTGAAAGGTATTAGCCTCGTTGCCTTCGAGCTATCTTTGACCTCGGCAATGAATTGAGTGCCTGGCCGATTGGATACGCCGCCGTGAGGATGAACAAAACAGTTACGGCACGTCGCTAGTCCAGTGCTGTACTTGCCGAGATCAACTCGAGCATGCAAGGCTGGAGATAGTTCTCCACCCGAAAACGATGGCTGGATTCGCAAGGGCATTACTCTGAAACCCCTCTTTCAAAATCTCCCCTGTCAAACGTACCACTTGGGTAAACCCAGATAGGAGCGCGGTCACCGACCCAGGCCGCCTCTACCTGGTCAGAGAAAAACTCGAACGCCTCTTCTAATTCAAACCCCCCATTTGTCATCAATATCCTGAGACAATGCTGAGCGTCATACACTGCGACAGGTGGCTCGCCGCAACGATGCCCGACACCTATCATGGCTTCAGAAAAACCATTGGCCTCAAGAACATCGCCGTTGCGCAGCTTCCCGGGCTTTTCCGGCTTGGCGACCGTTACCTTTGGGTTGCCCTTCAGGTTCTTGCGCTTAGCCATGACGCATCCAGTAGAGCCTCTGCACTGCCTTCGCCGGCATCTGCCGCTTTAACCTTGGCCAGGATGTTGGCGTAAATGTTTGCAGCATCAGCTCTCTTCTGCGATGACCCGGTAATTGCCTCGGCGATGCTAAAGGCGAGGTTCCAAGACAGAGCCATACGAAATCCGGCGTCAAAAGCATTAGGGTCTGTAACCCGACTTATGTATCGCAGATCGGCAGCACTGGAATCTGTCAGCACAACCTTGCCGCTGGCACCATCGGATGCAATCTCAAAAGCGATTGTCTGATCACTATCTGCTGATTTGACAATCTCGACCGCGGTCAGGCAATCGCTGGGATAAGCATATCGGTATGCCCACGAATACGGTGGCGAGCCCAGGTCGGCCAGAGCATCAACCTTGATGGCAAACCCCCATTCATGCTCGCGCAATAAAGAATCACGAAGATCCTCATAGTACAAAGTACAGTACCGGGCCTCCTCGCTTTCGGTTGGGTCCAGCGCAGCAATCTGAGCCTCGGCCCCTATGTGAGCCAGCGCCAGGTTACAGATTTGTACATCTGAGGCCATTTATTCTATTCCTTGCAATCGCAATTCTCTGACGTGCAGTTCACGCAATCACAGTCCTCTGAGCACTGTTCGCATTGACAGGCGTCGAGCTCGCGATCGGCGTTCTTGCAAACCATAATTAGTAGCCTTTCTTCTTACGCTTCTTCACAACCTTGGCCCCAGTCTTGTTGGCATAGGCTCGAGCCGAGGCTCTGCCTTTGGGAGTGTAACTGAATTTCTTACCACGAACCTTCGGCATGTCACTCCTCCGGTGAGGTTGGGGGAGCTTTCGCTCCCCCGCCCTTACTCTTCTTCGGGTTTGGCTCGATGCGCTTCATCCACTTGTCAGAGAAAGCTTGCTTATCAACATCAAACTCATCGCCAACATAGCGCTTCTGCCCACCAACAAACCCGAGCTTAGTAGCCTGAACCTTCATCTAGAGGGCATCGGCCTTGGCCACCCAGTATTGCGGATCTTGATCAGTCAAGAAAGCAGTGAGGGTCACCGTTGGTGAAGAACCACCCATCGTGTACTTGGGCGAGAAGAAGCGCTCGGCGGTTGGACCGACCGGAATGATGATCTGATCACCCACGGCCAGGGCCGTCTTCTGAGCTACCGTAGAAACTACAGTTGCAGAAGACATTGCCTCGACGCTATCAGTCTCGAGAGTGATATCCAAGGTCGGTGAAGAACCGCCCATGGCAACATCACACTGGATAATGCACCAGAGTTGCCGGCCGGTGCCGATATCAGCACCAACAGCACTCGAGTCAAGGATGTTAGTGGACCGAGCGGTGGCCGTCACAGCCTGCGCATCGGAGAACTCTAACAATTTATCGACGTACATAGTTTTTTTCCTCTCTATGCGTCAGGGTTAGGAGATAGTGGCTTCGGTGCCGAGCAAGGCATCGCTGCGACGAACGGGGATACCGTCAAACGCCACGATATGCTTGCCTGCAACCTCGTCCATGGTGAGATTGAGTGCGGCATTCTTTACTTGCCGGCGCAAGAACGACTTGATCGTCCGCCCACAATAGAACACCGGCCGGCCTCGATTGAGGTTTGGCACCAGTTCAATCGCCTGGGTCATCAGATCGATCAGATCGGCCGATGAGCCAGTGGCATCCGCTGTAAGAGCCGAATTGTCAATGTTGGCAATCCGAACAACGTAGCGCCAATCTCGTACCGTAAGGCCGATGTCCCACTTGTAATGGGTGCGATAGCCCTGGAACAACCCGCCGGCAGCATCAGTCAAGGTTTCCTCACCCAGATCAGAGTGATTGAACCCAGCTTTTGAGCCTTTCGGGAATATGCCGTGAACCGTCGTTGGACCCCAGCATACAAGCCACACCGAATGGTTGTCCGAACCCGAACCGCCACCGGCTATAATGTTGCCGCCATTCTCGGCCGACAGAGAGTTGAAGCGAGGCGCCAGACCCATAAATTCCTCTGGAGCCGTATCGCTATCACCATAAAACAGCGTCGATGCCATTTCCTGGTTCATGCCCTCGAGAAAAGCAGCGTCCTCACTCAGCCGGAACTGAGCAGAGTTGCCATTCAAGTCTGCCAGGGCCTTATCAACCTCGGCATAGGCTTCGAGCATGCCGCAAGCGTCGGTGATTTGCACCGTGGTCGATTTGCTTGGCTGCACACCGTAGTTCAACTTACGCCATGTGGATGCCGGCAAACCAGATCGTATGGTTGACCGATGTCCGGTTGGCAAGTTGCCTTCCTGGAAAGACATATCCTCCAGGACTTCGTTAGTTTCGGCGAGCATCTCGACGATCGAGTCGATCTTCCCGTCCGGGTCCGTGCGCTTGGCAAAATCTACCAGCGTCGGATTTGTCACAGATAAAGTAGCCATTTAGGCCTCCTTTAGGTTTTCTGCTGTTGCGGATAGAGCCGCTCTGCGTGATCAACCACGCGGGGCGAGCCCAATGATTGAGCGGTAGGAACATCAGCGGGTGAGCTGACACTTCTGCCGTAGGCGCGGAAGACAGCCAACATAGCGGGATGCCGATCGAGGGCCGCTTGTTCGAGCACTCTGCCCAGCGAACCATCAGGATCAACAGACCTAAGCCCAGCTCGGGCTTCGGCCATTGCTGTATTGGACAAATGTCCAGCCGATTTGGAATTGGCTGTCCATTCTGCCGCCAAGTTCTTCCAATCCGTTTCAGCCTTGGCATGATCTTGTTGTGCCAGCTTGATATACAGATCCACGGCAGATTGAGCCTGGCCTTGCGACAGCTCGGCGGATTTAGCCCAAGAGCTAAATGCGTCAAGACGATCGCCTCCAAGGTCTACACCGTCTGGAAGATCGAACGCCGAGTATTCTTCTGGTGAGCTATCTTGTTCAGATGCTTCATCAGTTGTTTCAGCGCTTTCCTCGTTGACATCGGCAAAGCCAGAAGGCTCCTCCGATGCCTGCGAGCCGCCTGCTTGTTCTGGCGCAGCAGTTTCTTCAACCGCCACCACATCAGTGTCCACAGACTCATCGGAAAACGCCTCGGCGGTTTCCGAAACTTCAGTTGCTTGTTGTTCATCAGCCATGCGTGTTCTCCTGAACCATCAATGCATAATTCTCCATGCGTCGTTGCGTATTGAGCAAACCAAATACCTTCTTCCCATAGGACTGCTGGCCCAGGACATAGGCAGTGCTCGACGCTTCCGCTGCAAAGGCATCCTTAAAAATTTGTGCCTCCTCCAATAAGGACCAAATAAACCGCCGACCTGGCGTTGAGCTTATCACAACATCAAGGTCAGCAGCAAATTGGTCTTCACGTTGCTTGGCCGTGGACTTTCGACGACGTACATCCCGACCGCTGGAAAGATCTTCGTGTTGTTCCTGTTGCTTCATCTGGCTATGCCGCCAAGAATGTCAGTGAGTAGATTTTCACCAGCAGTATCGGTATCTGCCAGGGTCTTGGCGCCGGCAGCCGCATTGGTCATTACATTTGCCTGTTGTTGCTGCTGAACTAGCTGTTGCTTCTGCGCCCGAATTGCTGCCACCCCTTCATCTGGACGTATGATCGAGGGAGGAACGCCGCGCATTTCGCTGTATTCATCCACCGCCTGGTCGAAATCAAACTTATCGACCGCATCTGGATTGATGCTAGCAAGGTTGCCGACGAAGGCAGCCGTCTCCTGGATACCCAAGATGCCCTGGCTCTTCTGCGCCTGGGCCATGACAGACATATATTCCACTTGCAACTGAGTTCCCTCGAGCTCCTCCGGTGGCGGTGGCATGATGCCCACGTCCATAATTCGATCGAAGGTATTATTTATAAGTGGGTCCAAAAGATCATGGTTGATCCTCTCCATCACAGGCCCAAGAACCAATAATTTCTCTTCTCGACGTTCTGAGATTTCTGTCGCGGTTATCTGCCTGCGATCTGACTGTGCCAGCATCAAGAAGAGGTCAGCGAAGAAGGCACGTCGTATCCGTTCCCGGCAATCCTGCATGTCGGCCAGGAACTCACCGAGCCGAGGCTGGACCTGATAGGCTGGGGTAAATCCGGCCTGACCTTGTGTAACATCGACGAACGTCACGTCACCTGGCAAGGTGCTCATGCGCTGGTTCTTCAGCGATGATGGCGCCATCATGGGCGGGTTGACCATCTTGGAGATAGCCTGGCCCTTCTTCTTTTGCTGGTCCTGTAATTGCTTGATGTCTCCAAGGGCATTCATTCCAGGACCGCGGCCGTAGACATCAGGCATTTGTAAATGCCACCGCGGTGCGTAAACCGGGAAGGTCTTGAAGCCCGTCTTCTCAAGAAAGATATCTTCCTCGCACTGCGCCTCATATGTGCAGGAATGATATTCCATATCGACCGCAAGCTTGCTGTCCGGGTCGCGCTCCTGGTCTCGGTTGGGCTCGATAAGATGTATGCAGTTAATCCAGTGATCGTAGTTGCCGCGCTCAAATAGCTCCTTGGTACGCTGGCTACATTGCTCAATGCCGTACCGGGTGACAATTTGCTCGACTGTCATTGGGATCTCACGATAGAGAGTATCTACCGAGTACGTGTAATCCTGTGCCAGGCAGTATTCACCAACCGTGAAGGCCTGGAACCGAACCACATTATCGAAGTCTGGCAACTGGATCATGCAGCCCGTTCCATAAGCCGCCATTTCTTCGTAGACGTAAGGAAGCACCTGGTACAGATTTGACCTGGCAAAGATCTCGTACATCACGTCTTCGACCATGCGATACCATGATTTGACATCCCCGACATCCATGAGCTCCGGGTCTGGTGAGCGCAGCCTGAACCATCTGCGAGCTGGAGAGGTGACGCCAGACATCATACCCGAGACTAAGGTATTGAGAGCCTGACCTCCTTCACCGTCAATGATCTTGTTGTTGCGCTTGTCTCCCTTGTTGACATCTGACGTAATGAAGCGGCCGCGGCGCGGCAGAAGATATTCATTTATATCCTTCCAGTGCGCGACAAACGTCTCTCGCTCATTCTTCAATTGGGTCAGACGCCGATCGAATTTTTCTCTGACTCTTTCCATGTCACGCTCCTAAAAGTCTCTTCCGCACGATAGCGGCCGGCGCACCCAAGATCCCTCTAGGTGATGTCCGTATTGTAGGCTGGGCCGTCGTAGCCGCTGCCAGGGCTCGACGCCTGGATTCCTTGGCGGCTGAAGCGGCCTTGGCATCAAAGTCGTCCTTGACTCCAGCCACAGCCTTCTCTTCAACCATTGTGGCCGTATCCGCTGTCTTCTTATCAGCCGCAGCCTTGTCAGCCGCAGCCTTGTCAGCCGCAGCCTTCTCCCTGGCTACTCGCACTGCTTCCTCAGCTTCCCAATCTCCACCAGATCCCTCTGGCCCTGGCCCTGGATCGTCGAACGCACCAGGGCTTAGGCTACCCACTGGCGCATTAGCAAGAGCCGCAGCGCCTGCCAAAAAACCCATGCCCGGTACTATGGCACTAAGGCCCATCATGTTTGGGTTCTTTTGGGTAGCCGTTGCGAGGCCATGTTTGATAGCCGCCGTCGTTGATATGGGAGGCCCTACAAAAGTAGACCCGACATCGCTGCCGTCAGTTGGGCTTGGAGGCCCCATGCCCTCTTGCCCGAAACCTTCAAAGCCGTCCTCCCCCTCCCTTCCTGACGGTCGCATTGACGAGAAATCGTCCGCGTCAAGGCTAGAAGGGGCATTGGGATCGTGGGCCTCTGTGTTTGACGGGTCATCAAAACTTGCGCCTGCATCGCCGGCGCCGCCACCTGGACCGCACATCTGCTAAGTTCCCAGCAATTTCTTGTAGGTTACGTCTTCGGGCGGCTCAATAATGCCCCGCGGACCCGTTCTTACGGTATCTTTTGCCCCCGCCATTGCAACCAACTGCCTCTTCCTCGCCTTCTTGGCTTCCTGAGCCTTGACGGCAATGTCCTGAACCTTGCCATCTGGCTGCGTCACCTTTCCTGGGACAGGCGGCTTTTCCGGTAATGCCGGCGGCTCGGGTGCAGGAGCCACTGACTTAGATCCTCCAAAAAAACACATATCAACTTACCTCCATGTAATCTATATGATCAGTAATCATTTGCGGCCCTGTGCCGACGTGCGGCACGACCGGATGAGCGAAGGTACAGGCCAATGCATCAGCCAGGTCTGTGCTTCGCAGCCCTCGATCTTTCATTTTCTCTTTCGGTTCCAGCTTCATTCGGTTAGCGGCATCGAAACTGTATGTGGGACTGACCAGGTCTGTCTTGAGATCTGTAAGGCCTGGCAGCGCACCGCCTTCCTTGATCCAGTTGGCCATCAGATCCCACATTTCAGTACGCTTGTTGCCGTACCTCGGATTGATAGCTCGAGCTCCGAACTGGACCTCAATGACTGGATGGCCAGTCTGCCGCAATCGATCGATCACGCCTTCACCTCGGCCTCCGTCGATAAAGGTCGCATCTGGTTTGAACCGCTCTATCTGTTGTGCGACAACGCCGGCCAGATGCATGTTGTCCACGTTCTCTAGAACCATCGGCTCGTAGGCCAGCAGGCCCCAACGTCTCTGAATGACCGACCGATCATCTCCGAACCGGGCCACGTCCACTCCGAGGATCTTTGGTAGACCCTCAAGGTCCATCTCATGCTTATGCCTGGCGCAAGCCTCCGATACCATATCGATGGTGATCAGGACATTGTCGGCACTGGCTGCAAAGTCACACAACCATTCCTGCCTGTACTGCGCATCAGACATTACCAGCTTGGAGAGCTCGAGCTCTTCATCGCTCAGCCACTCGAGCTCGGTCTCATCAACTCTGAACATGCCGGCATACCATTCCGGGTCTGCCTGCGCATGAGCAAAAAGATCATAGAATTGGTTCATCCCCTTGGGAGTTCCAATGGCCAGGAACCAACCTTGCCGGCCCCTACCATCTGCCGCCAATGCCGGCCGTATCACTTCCGGCCAGGTCTCCGGTCGAAAGTCCGCTATCTCATCTGCCACACAGCCAGATAACCCGAGGCCTCGGAGCGCCTGGTCGTTATCGGACCCGGCGAGTAGGATCTTGGAGCCATTTGGAAACCGCACCGCGCCTTCGGATCGGTTGTAATCCATGCCGGGGATCATTTGAGAATATGCGATACATAGATCCCAGGCTATCTGCCGTGCCTGTTTAAGATACGGAGCGACATAAGCAAACAGCCCTTCATCCGTAGTCAGGGCTGCGTTGATCAAGGTATTCACGGCCAGGATGGTCTTACCAAAGCGACGATGGCATGCCAGCACAGAGAACCTTCTCATGTTCTCATGGATCTCAGCCTGGTACTGATGAGGCTGGTAGCCTGTGCTAATCGTTTGGATTTCTAGGGACACCAGTCACCACCTCCACACGCACTGGCGCATTGCCACCTTCATGTTGGCGCCGCTCAACCAGAAGACCATGGACCTTAGCCATGCCATTCGTTGCCTGCACCGCCGCGCCAGGCTGCGCCGTATCCATTGCCAGCTCTCGAGCCGCCTCGAACCGATCAGTCAGGCTATCAATCGTGATATCGTGGCGCTTCAAGGACCGAGCCTGCAATTCCTTTAACCTTGCCGTAACCTTGCCGTTGTCCATCAACTCCTGCGCCTTTCGCCAAACCGTCTCAGGCTTGGTTTTCTCGCCGACATTGTAGCAATCTCTGTATGCCTGGCTGGCATTACCCGTCTCGATGTAGGCTTTAGCAAAGGCCTCCTGCTTGGGCGTCAGGCCTTCTCTCTTGCTTGACCTGGCACGATCGCCGCCACCGCCCGCATTTCCATTTGTGAGATTATCCAGGCCGAGTTTATAGATAAGCTCTTGCTCGGCCTCATAAGCATCATCTTCTTTCTCAAATTTCTCGATGATGCTGGAAATTACTTCATGGCCACTGCTTATAATTTCTCTGACGCGCATGGCCTTCGGGGTCATGTCGTCGTCTTTAATCCTGACCTTATGGGTATGGGCGACACGCCGAGCTGCCGTGCCCTTACCAATATAAAACACCTCGAGATCCCGAGGATCGCTCAGCGAATAAATATAGAATTTCTTGACCATTGAGTTGAGATTATCACAACTCTAAAGGAATGCAAATGAAAGGCCCCCGACCGCGGATGACAAAACACGGCCGAGGGCCGAGCGGCCGGGAGAAAAAGCCGCTCTAAGTTGGCTAGCCACACCAACTATGTATTGACAATATCACAACTTCCGTGCTTTAAACAGCTAATCGGATAAACCCGATATGGGAGAAAGACTAATGAAACAGCCACACAAAAACTGGATCAGAACACGGCTCGTTGACATCGGCAAGACACAAACAGGACTTGGCCTGGCAATAGATCTTGATAAGGCTCAGGTATCAAGGATGCTATGCGGAAAGCGTCGTGTACAACTGGATGAAGTAGAGCCCATGGCAAGCTATCTGAAAGTAGAAACGCTGGAGATGCTAAAGAGACTTGGGCTTAACATTTAGAGCCCCATCTCAATTTGCTCTACCTTCTCTTTCGAAGTAGGGAGCGGCCTCTCGGTCTGCACACACCAATCCAGAGGCACCCCATAATCGATTCCGTCATGCCTGAAGGCCAGATATGTTATTTCACACCCGGCCAGCGTATCCGTTACCTCAGTAGCATTCACCACCCAACCATGCATGATACTTTCAGGCTGATGTACACGGTATCTCCTGGAGCTAGTCATGACCACCACCCGCGTATATCGTCTCCTGGACAATTGCATCAATCAATTTTCCGACAGGGCTTGCGGCATTACCATTCTCGAGCCGGGCGACGGATTTAGCCAGACCTGTTGCAGGAGTGCCGTACTGAAGAGCCAAACTCAAGAGAACACCCGCGTCATAAAGCAGACCGTCTAGTAGAGTGCCGCTCTTGCTCCTCGCGCTAAAAAACGCCTCTCGAGGAAGGCCGGTACTGGGATCATATCCAATACTGGCAGTGAGGTTCTGCTGCTCGATTTCAATACTGGTAGTTACGGCCGGTCTCCTATTCGGCATTTTCTTCCTATAGCTAGCCATCTTCTTTACCTCCCCAAGATCCCCAATACACATACACCATTGCATTGCAATTCGGACAATGCAGATTAGTCACGATCGAATATTCCTCTGTGTCATCAGCATCGTGATCACCGCCCCATATCAGTTCAGTACGACAATCCCAACAATCCATTTCATTCTCCCCGGCTCTTAAACTCGAAGGCCATGGCCAAATAGTTTACACCGTCATCACCATGATCCCGATCACCAGGCGTTTGGTTAGATCGAGATATCTTCATGCAGGCCAGTATAAAACAAACATGAGACGGCTTCACGGTAAAGCCAAGAACGGCCGTGGCCATGGTCGCCGTGCGAATAATATTCTGCTCCGGTACGGCATATTTTTCCCCTCGATCCTTGAGAAGGGCCGAGCATCGTTCTAGCCTCGATGTTACCGCACTGATTACACTCTCAAGCATCTCGCATGCTTCCTGGATCTACATATTCTCTGCCGAACCTGGAGCCGAGACCGTCGCGATACTGATAATTATTTTGTGAGAAATGAAGGGCCACCTTACCCTCCCAATCGCCATTACGCTGTTTGCTCACATGCATGATGACGCCAGGCGTGTTCTTCAATTTTTCACGCTCTTCTTCACTCGTAGATTCGTCCGCAATGTCCTGTTCGAGCAATCTGTTTCTCCATATCGATATGATATTGAAGGCATTCCAGCCAATTTCCGCCGCACCCTTGATATCCTCGGTTCCGGGAACACCAGATCCTCCGAAAGACTTTCTCGAGTGAGCGACCACATGAAGGTGGCAGCCCGAGTCGATGGACCAATCAACCATTCGATACATGAGCTTTTCTTGTCCGACATAATCATCCGCCTCGAGACCTAGCCTCATCATGCTATCGACAACAAACTGATCACAGCCGTAGCGTTCACGCGCATAGATGAAAACATCAAGCAGTTCATCCACGGTAAGCTTGCCCACTCGATCGACCAGCCACAGGCCATCGTCAAGCCATTCTATACAGGCCCTGGCATACCGCTCTGTTGGCCTGTCACCTTGCAAGTTACCCACTTGCTTTACCATACGCCTTAGTGTTTGGGCCGGCGCCATTTCCAGAGACGCGAGACAGACCTTACTGCCCCCGCTAATCCAGTGAACAATGCAATCAGACAGGATCTGACTCTTGCCGCTGCCCGACGCCCCGCTCCAGATAGACACCTCGCCGCCCCGAAAGCGTAGTTGTGAAGCTCTATCGAACGGTAGGCTGTAACCAGGCTCTTCACCATCCGGGTGGAAAAGCTTAATGACATTATCAATATATTCATTAGGCCGGCGAAGCATTTCAGGGTCCAGGTCAGCAGCTTCAGCAACAGCCTTCCTAATTTCCTCATCTGTGCAGCCATCCACCAGGCACTGGTTCGCATCTTTTCTAGGAAGCTCGACCACCCGGCAGCGATGACGCCCAAGCCTTTGAGCGATTTCTGCCACAGCTTCTTGACCAGGCTGGTCGTTGTCGAGGCAAAGGTATATTTTTTCAAATCTGTCCAGGTTATGAAATTCATTTTCGATCCAATCCTGCTTGTTTCCTTTACCGCCGCCGAACGGCACGGATAGCGCAGGGAAACCAAAATCATACATGCTGACGGCGTCTATCTCGCCTTCCGTGATGTATACCTCTCGGGCATCCGGGTCAATTGCCTGCCATCCAAATAGGATTTTCTCGCAGTTTTTCGACGTTGGTTTGGGGTTAGCGCCAGCGACTGCCTCTCGAGACTTTGCCATGATCAGCTCACCGTCCCGCAGGAAGGGGAAAATGATATGGTTTCCCTTGGCACCGATCTTGTATGCCGCTATGGCTTCTTCACTTAGCCGTCGATCGCCCATGAGATAGCCCTGCACCGGACCAACCGGCTTGCGCATTCCTTGAGGTCTCTCTGGTCTGGTAAATTCCCTGGCCGGCTTTCGGAACCTGGGTTGCTCAACACCGAGGTATTCTCTGATCTCGTTCAGCGCCTCTGGCATCCCTCCTCCCCTGGACTTTCGCCAGAGGTCGATCAGATCCCCGCCGCCATCACCACCAAAGTGCGCCCAGACACCTTTTTTGGCACCATCGAGAACAACCTTTATTTTACCCTGGCCAGGGTCATAGACATATTCGCCGGCTTCTACTTTGCCGCCGGGGTAGAGATATTGGCAGACTGTTCTGACCTGGTTGTTCAATGAAGTCTTGAGGCTCGATATATCGCTCCTCATAAAATTGCGCCACGATAGGCGTTGGCTGATTCTGTCTCTTCTTTGCCTCTGACTCTGCCTCTGCCTCTGTCTCTAGACAAGCGTTTTGCTTGCACCTTGCTAGCATTTTCCTTATCCCCTTGATTCTTCTCTATAATTCCAGTCGCCAGGAGAATATTAAGGTCAATGTCCTCGGTTGCATTAATTTTGGATTTGATGAAATCCCCGTCCGCCGGGATAGCATTGTTATAGAGACTTGCTAGCAAGAAGATAGCAAACAGATGCGCCTTGCTAGCATCAGGCAAGCGAGCAATGTCATAATCGTTAAGTATCGTGGTATAAAATTTGATCCAGGGTGGGTTTCTTTCCTTGTAGTGCTGGAAGTCGTCCCACTTTGTTACAGATATAAATTCCATCTCATTTTTCTCCCGTGATAATAATATGGACAGGATCAGTTATTGATTCTGACCAGGCTAATCGTAGATCGATAATTTGGCTGTCATCTTTGATGACGTTGAGGGTCATCAGTATGTCAGAGGTTGCTTTCTCCAGGTTGCCCAGGTCGCGACGGCGCCGATCCGGCCGGCGGTACAGGTACACGGCCTGTACGTCACCTTCCAGGGGTTCAAATCCCACACCCCTTCTCGAGTACAGCACGTTGTTAATCCAGGCTGTATAGCGCTTGGACTTGACCCTGCCGCGCTTCCTGTTGTTGTTGAAGCAGGCCGATAAGGGTGGAGGGATTTCAGGCAGAGTCAGCAGAGTCGTAGGCACTGATGGCCTCGAGCACTTTGGATATCGTGTTCAGGGTTGGGTTAAGCCGCTGACCGTACTTGGGGTTACCGCGCAGCTTAAAAATAAAGTTGCCGTCATTCAAAACATTGAGACCGAAGGCTGTTGCCGACGTATTCGATCTTCGTAGATGTTCTTCCACGGTTTCAAGAAAAATATCACAAAGATCTGTCTGGGGTCCGATGTCCATATTTTAATCTCCCAAAATTCTGGCTCGACCAGGTTGATAGCATGGGTTTTATCCGATGACAATGGCAAAATAGACCGGACGGTTAAACGAACCGTTTTTCTCCAGTTAACCGTCCGTTCGATCGGATCAGATTTCCGAAATTTAATCCGATCATTATATTGACCACCCCTTGAATATCGGATAAAACCTATTACATAAGATTTGAGGAGAAAAACAAATGACTTACCAAGAAGCATGGAAGACCACCCAGACCACAAACTATCAGACCGCTCGCGGAGAAGGCTGGGGAGACGAATGGCAAAACGCTGATGAGTTCATTCGCATCGCCGATTACGATTTCGCAGCCGGCATAATCGCCAAGATCACTGATTACGATCTTTAGAGGAAAAACAAATGAACCAGAACCTGATCGACTTCATCAGAATAGCCAAAGAAGGCGCCGCCTCGATGCGGAAGCTGGACCCGACATATCGTGAAACCATCCAGGTCCGCGGCGTGAAGAAAGCCGAAGCGCTCGGCCTCCGCGAACTGCGCACGAAGAAGAACACCTACCAGGCAGTGGTCAAGGATGGGCTAGGCAACGTCACGGTTCTGGATCGTAAAAACCGAGTATTCCAACTTATCGGCAACGAGTATCAAGGAAGGTAGAAATCACATGAGCGACTTCGATTTTGGAAAGTACCTGGATGAAATCGGCGGCAGCGATGAGCTCCCGCCGGCAGCCACTTCAACTAACAAAATTCAACACCCATGCAATGAGTGCGCTGGCACGGGCAAACTCAATATGGGATATCGGTTAAGCAACGGCG